CACTTCGAGATCGACGACACCGCCGGTACTAGCCGGGACATCAGCGACACGCTGACCTCAGTCGACTTCCCAGAGACCATCGACACCGCAGAGACAACTGCTTTCGGTGCGACCTCCAAGTCGTACATCGTCGGTCTGCGTGATGCGACGCTCTCAGTCTCAGGCATCTGGGACGCAACTGTCGACGGCTACTTCATCGGCACAGAGCCTGCCAGCCGCACGTTCATCTACGGCCCTGCTGGTGACACCGGTGGCAACGTCAAGTACACGGGCGAGGCCATCCTCACCTCATTCTCAATCTCCAATCCAGTCGGTGATGTCGTCACCTACTCCGCTGACTTCCAGGTCACCTGAGATGTGACTCGCACCACCTTCTGATCCCCACCACAACTGACAAGGAGTGACCACAGTGTCCATCAGAGACAAAATCAAGCAATCACAGGATCAGCGTGGCGAGACCATGCAGATCCCAGAGTGGGATGTGACCGTGGAGGTGCGCTCAATGAGCGCACGCCAACGCGCCCAGATGCAGAACTACGTAGGAGACGACGATCAGACTGCAGGAGAACGGCAGGAGGCTCTTTGGGGCTTCCTGCTGACCTCGTGTGTCTACGATCCAGAGACTGGCGACCCTGTGTTCTCAGACGGAGACATGGAGTGGCTGCTGGAGGACAAGTCGTTCGCTGTGATCGACAGGCTCACCAGCAAGTGTCTCAGCGTGTCAGCGGTCGGTGCTGACGCTGTGGATGACGCGGGAAAAGACTCCTCGGATTCCCAGACGAACGAGGAGTAACCCATCCGGAACGCAGATTCGTATTCAGCCTCGCACGAGAGTTGGGCATGACTGTCAGCGAGCTGGAGACACGCATGACGAGCGCAGAGCTCGTCGAGTGGATGGCTCTCTACAAACTGGAGGCAGCAGAAAGAGATCACCAGCAGCAGGTGGCAAAGCAACGGAGCAAGAGAAGGCGGTAGGACATGGCTGATGCAGTCGTAGGCAGGATCAAAGCTGTCGTTACTGCTGACGCTACTGGGCTGACCTCCAGTCTCGACAGAGCCACCAGCAAACTCAAGACGTTCGGTGACAATGCGACGAGGGTGGGTCGTACTCTCACGACCCGGCTGACGCTCCCTCTGGTGGGAGTGGGTGTCGCAGCAGTCAAGACTGCTTCTGACTTTGAGAGGTCGATGACCTCCATCACAGCACTCGTCGGTGTCGCCCGTGACGAGGTCAAGCGCATGGAGACAGGTGTGCGCTCGATGGCTGTCCAGTTCGGCAAGAGTGGATCTGAGGCAGCCAACGCCCTGTTCTTTATCACCTCTGCTGGTCTGCGTGGATCTGTAGCGACAGACACCCTCGCAGCGTCACTCAAAGCGTCAGCGATCGGTCTGGGTGACACAGCCACCATCGCAGACCTCGCCACCTCTGCGCTCAACGCCTACGGTGCGGACGTTCTGTCTGCTGCACAGGCGACAGACGTAATGACTGCCACGGTGCGTGAAGGCAAGCTGGAGGCCAGCGAGCTCGCAGGCTCTATGGGTCGAGTGCTGCCTCTCGCATCAGCGATGGGTGTGGAGTTCAACGAGGTGGGTGCAGCGTTCGCTGCTCTGTCTCGTACTGGCACAAACGCAGCAGAGGCAGCCACCCAGATCCGTGGCATCCTCTCGTCGCTGTTGCGACCCACCAAACAGGCAGAGGATGCTCTCACAGGGATGGGACTCTCCTCAGAGGGTCTACGGAAGCAGATCCAGGAGGAGGGACTGCTCTCGACACTCAAGACGCTCGCTGATGAGTTCGCTGGCAACGAGGCAGCAGCAGCATCGGTGTTCGGCAACATCCGTGCGCTGTCTGGTGTGCTCGACCTCATGGGAGCCAACGTCGCTACGACAGAGGCGATCTTTGCGTCGATGACAGACACGACTGGAGCCGTCGACGCAGCGTTTGCAGAGGTATCACAGACAGCATCGTTCCAGTTCCAGCAGGCGATGGCGCAGACAAAGGACAGCCTGCTGACACTCGGTCAAGAGTTGATGCCTATGGTGACTGATGCTCTAGAGCTCGTCGTCGGTGCGATCAGATCAGTCACAGACACATTCAGCAATATGTCTGATGGCACGAAACAGATCGTGACCTCCCTAATGGGTGTCGCTGCTATTGCTGGCCCGGTGGCTCTCGGTATCGGTGCGATATCGAAGGCTCTGGTCGCTCTGCGTGCTGCGAACCCGTGGGTGTTGGCGTTGACTACAGCGTTCACCGGTCTAGGCATCGTGCTGGGGTCGTACTACAACAACGCTCGTGAGGCGAAGGATCGACAGGAGAGCCTGACCCAAGCGTTCCGTGACGCTGGAGATCCAGCGACGACGGTGACTGACCGCCTGTCGGCCATCGCAGACTCAATGGGTTTGATCTCTGCAGCAGAGCCGAAAGCAGAAGCTGACTTCTCTGAGTTCATGGCTGGGGTCGTCCTGCAGTCAGAGATCGCAAAGAACGAGGTCACGAGTGCGTTCCAAACTTTGGGTGACGACTCTCGTGCAGCGATTGAGTCGTTTGTCGATGCTGGTGGCGACGCATTCACAGAGTTCATCACAGGCGCAAACGACATCGAGACTGCTCTCGCCAATATCGAAGATGCAGCCTTGTTCGGTGAGGGTGCTGTCGCTGACTTTGCGCTGGATCTGATGAACGCTGGCGACATCGCCAATATGACGTTCGACGATCTACTAGGAGTCGTCGATGCGATCCAGAAGACTGCTGACGCACAGGCAGATCATCGTGCAGACGTAGAGGCGACCAACAAGGAGTACATCGAGTCCGGGCAGATCTACGAGGACTTTGGGCATATCCTCGGAGATACAGTCGTCGCTGGCTATGTCGCAGCAGCAGAGGAGTCTGGCAACTACACCGATGAGCTGATCCGGCTCGATAGGTCGCTTGGGTATGCCATCGCAGAACTGGGTGTCGCAGAGGGATACACACGAGATCTCGAAGCAGCGACCGCTGCACTCGTCGGTTCGACTGATGTGGTCAGCGGCACGATTGACGATATGGGATACGCTCTGCTCAGAGCAGGCGAGATTCTGGGCTACGACATCGAGCAGACACAGGGACTCGTGCAGGCACTCGGCATCCTCGATCGGCTGTCGCCAGAGGTGCGTGTCGCTCTAGGGCTGGAGGTCGAAGGCGGTCAGCAAGTGCTCGCTCTCATCGACCAGTTGCTCAGTATGGAGATGAGCAAGTTCGGTGGCCGCTTCGGTCCAGAGTTCTTTGATGCCAACCCTGCGATCCAGCAACTCGTCGAACTGAGGTATGCGCTATCGCAGGCTCTCGCCAATCCGCAGTCAGTATCAGGCGGTGGTGGTGGTGGCGGTGGCGGTGGATCGTCGCCTGCGTCGGAGGCCATCGATGAGGTCGCTCGTGCAGCAGAGGAGGCTCAGCGACAAGCAGACCAACTCAGCCGTGCAGTCGCCCAGCTCGGTGAGTCGTTCATGGGTCGTGACTTCTCTGAGACCCTGTTTGGCGCATCACCAGATGAGATCGCCAACATCTTTGAGGATCTGGTGGGCGAGCTGGATCGTCTCGGTCTAGTGACTGAGGAGAACGGACCGGCGATCATCGCTCTCGGCGAGCAGTTCAAAGCAGCAGCGAGCGCAGCTGAGGAACTACAAGAGGCGACAGAGGCTCTAGCAGCAGCACAGGACGAACTGGCTCGACGCGAGAAGGTGCTGTCTGATCTCAGAGATGAGTACGCATCATTCCGAGATGAGTTCGTGTCTGGTGGCAAACAGTTTAAGATCGCTGGCGACAAAGATCCTCTGTCGATTGCTCTGCGAGGCATCGAAAAGAACCTGCCAAAACTACGGGCAGCACAGAACGAGCTGGACAGACTCAAGAGTGAGAAGGGTTCATATCAGCAGCAAGTGCAAGATATGTTCGCACCTGGGCTGTCGCCTGACACAAACGTCATGGCACAGACCCAGCGTCTGCTGGGACAAGCCAGAGAGTTCCGCGACAACCTCATCAAACTGCGGGACAAAGGATTCCCACCAGATGTCCTCGCAGAGGTCGTCAACGCAGGTCTGCAAGGTGGTGCTCGACTTGGGCGACATCTGCTGCGTATGGGAACGGGCGAAATGTCCGAGTTCCTACAGATGCGTGACGAGATCTCTCGTATCGGTGCTCAGACAGCGAAGGTTGCTGGCGAGGTCATCTTCGGTGCAGACATCGCTGGCGCACAGGGCGAGGTCGACAGGCTCGTCGGTGTCGTGGATCGTCTGTACAAGAATGCGATCAACGAGGCACGCAAAGATGTAGAGCAGGGCAAGTCTGCTGTGGACAGCCTCACAGAGGCACTACAGGCAGCCACAGCGCAGATGGCGACTCTCGTCGACAACATCCAAGTCAATCTGTTCAACGCTTTCAACAACTTCCTATCAAAGATCGGTGGAGAGGTCGCCACTCTCACGGGTACGCCGTACGAGATGGCTGTCAATATCGATCTGACTGCTATCGACCGGTTGACGAATCTCATCGCAGATGTGACAGACACGACTGCTCCTGCGCCGACACCTGCTCCAGGTGGTGGCGGTGGCGGCGGTGGTGGCGGTGGATCTGTACCCGCACCAGCACCTGCGCCAGCTCCAGAGCAGACATACACAGTCAAGAGTGGCGACGGCCCGTATCGCATCATCGCTGCGCTCACAGGCTCAGCATCTGGATGGGCGAGCAAAGGCAAGAAACTGTGGGAGCACAATGGGCTGTTCTGGCGGTCGTCGTCAGACTGGCAGACGATCCATCCCGGGATGGTGCTGCGTGTCCCTGCTCTAGCAAAGGGTGGGAAGGCTCGTGGAGGTATGCCACACCTCGTCGGCGAGATGGGACCGGAACTGTTTGTTCCAGAGTCCTCTGGATATGTCGTACCCAATCATGCTCTAGGCGGTGGAGAGACCACAGTCAACGTCACGATCAACACCCATGCTGGTATGCGCCCAGAGGACATCGTGCGAGAGATCGAGAAGTACACCCGTCGTCGTGGGAATCTGTCTATCCCAACTGTGAACACTCGCAGGTTCTGACCGATGGCTATCTATGTGGAATGGGAGTTCTACATGGGGTCGTTCGCCACCGCGGGAACCCAGGTAGCGACAGATGGCATCCCTGACGCAGCGATTGACTTTACCTCTCGTGCTCGACAGATGGAGGTCACAGCCAGCGTACAGATAGGCAAAGTTGGGAGTTCGTCTGCGAGCGTGCGTATCGACAACTCTGATGGTGCGTTTACACCGTTCGGTGGTGGCACATACGAAGACTGGGACTGGCTGGCAAACCCCATTTACATACGAGCAAAGACTGGGACTAATCCTGCGTCGCTCAGCGATCAGATTCCGCTGTTTATCGGGGTCGTCTCTGATGTCAGATACTACGACGATGGGTTCTCCTCATACATCGACATCTCTGCTGATGATGCCTACACGCTGATTGCTCGTACCACAGCAGACAGCGAGTTCGACAACATCGGTGCAGCGACTGTGCTCCCAGACATAGCGACCACCCTCTGGAACAACTACACACCGTCTGGCTCCATACCAGCATTCGGTTCTGACTTTACGTACTACACCGCCTACGACACTGTCATACCGCTGGGCTACACACGCACTGGATCGTTTGCTGGCACGACCGGCGAGGATCTGGAACTCATCGTCGAAGTCGGCGAGTTTGTAGGTGACGCTCTCGCAGAGATGGCAGCCGCAGAACATGGTGTCATCTTGCCTATGCGAATGGATTTCGATTTCGTGTTCGGGTTCCCACCGTTTGGGTCGTTGCGATACGAGCACGGCATGATCGCCCGCGACTGGCTCTGGACAGGATCAAGCGCAGGACTCGCCACAGCTGAATACGAGTTCGTCGAAGGTACACCTACTGCGGCACAGATGCCATTCATCCGTCCACAGGTGGGCTTCAATATCGACCAGATCATCAACGAGGCTGCTGCGACTGTCGCTGGCGGTATCACTCAGTCAGCGTCTGGAACGAGCGTCGCAACATACGGGCCACGCTCAGTGGAGTTGTCCAATCTACCGATGGGATTCGACACGCAGGCTCTGGAGCTCGCTGAGCATCTGGTCACTCGCTACGACTCAGTCGAATACTTTGTGCAGTCAGTCACGGTGACAGGTGGGATGATCCGTGACAAGTGCGCTGACGCTGCACTCTCTGTAGTCAACGACCTAGTGACACAGACACGAGTGAACAATGTGAACTTGACAAACCCGGGTCGCCTCGTCGGACCGCTATTCCATCCTGCACACATTGAGTTCACTGGTGCAGGAGGTGTCACCCTCGATAGTCGCGTCGCCTTCCAACAGGTGTCGTACACGATCACTCCTACGGACTGGGAGGTCACGTTGGGTGACGGTCGTGACGCTGTCTCCACCTATGGGTTCGTGCTGGGTCTCGACGACTACGGCGTGCTGGGGACAAACAAGGTGGCGTAATGGCGATAGCGACCGACTGGAAGGTACTTGCTGCTCGCCCACAGCCAGACAGCAACATGACCGTGACTGGTGGCGTACCTGACGAGCGATTCGACCTCACCCCATACATCAAAGGTTTGGACTTCGTGCAAGAGATCGAGTATGGGCAACTCGGCTCTGGCGTGTTGACGATGACGCTAGAGAACTCCACTGGCGGGTTCACACCACAGCAGTACGACGACGAGTTCGCATACGACTCTGACCGGTTCTACAACAACGGGCTGAACTGGTTCGACACATGGCTGGTCTATCTGCAGGGCTTCGCTGATACTGGTCCTGGTACGACTCTCGCATCGCAGTATGCGCTCATCCCCACCGATGTTGACTTCACAGATGATGGATATCAGTCGACGATCACTGTGACAGCAATGGACTACACAGTCTGGCTTGAACGCAACGCTCTCGCGGAGCTGGCGATCTCTGGTGCTAATAGCCGGGTCGTGCTGAACACGCTGCTGGAGCAGCACACCCAAGCGTTCGGTGCGAACGAGTACGACATACCTATCCCTCCTTCGGGCGTGCAGATCGAGTACGGCGACACAGACCTCACGTTCCCTGACGGTGTGTCTGTCGCTGAGGTGTGGGCGCAGATCGCCGCTAACGAGGAACTGTTGATCTTCCCTGTGTACGTCGGTTCATATTTCTCATTCCCGTTTATCAGTACGACGCTTGTGTCAATGATCGTCCGCATCATCACCACCGAGTCGCTGTACCGCTCTGACGATGTCCTGAGATTTAGCGATCCGTCAACCATCGCTGCTGGTCGTGACGATGGGCTGGGTGGCACGATCTACGACCTGTTGCCGTTTCGTGACCTCCAGTTCGGGACGACAACAGACAGGCTGACAACGCAGGCACACATGGCGAACAGTTCTGCTGTGTCCTCGACCTCAACGAACACGACAAGCACAGCGACGTATGGTACGCGTGGCGCACGTTTCAGTGATCTACCTCCCACAATCGTCACATCGGGTACACAGCAGGACTATCTCGATGAGAAGGCTCTGACGCTCACGACATGGTGGGACACGGTGGAGAACTATGTCGAAGGCATTGAGATCAGCGAAGGCATGGTGGAGCAGTTCTGTGACGACGATGCTCTCACCTCTGTGCAACGTCTGTTCCAGGACGGACTGTTCTTTGTGACCTTGATCGACATACTCGGAGCTGGTGGAACGAACACGCAGGCGAGCAACACCTTCCTGCGGTCGGTGCTCTCAATCACGCCTCGTGGCTGGGTGATACGGTTGGAACGCGGCATCGGTTCGACATCGGGTTTCGGGTTACGGCTCGACGATGAGGAGATCGGTGTGTTGGACGAGAACAGGGTCGGTGCGCCGACTAGGAGATAGAAGGACGAGAGATGCCATACCCATTCACTAACGGAGATGTGCTCACGCACAGCGACATGAACGCTGTCGGCTTGCACCTCATCACGCCGTCATCTGTTACTGGTGGCACGCTCTCAGGTGCGACTGCAAACATCGGTAGCGGTGTCACCTCTGTTCGTGTTGACGGTGTGTTCTCCGCAGACTTTGAGAACTACCGGGTCGTCATCACGAATCCCGATGCCTCCACAGGTTCCGGCGTGGAACTCCGTTTCGGGCTGGGGTCTGCGGCGGCTTCGTATTACGGCTACACATGGGGCTACATTTACACCGGCACGGCTATCTCATACGCAAGAAGTGCCTCGTCAACACCGTGGACTGTTGGACATACATCGACTTCACAGAACTCGCTTACGACTGTTGACGTAGCCACGCCATTTGAGAGCAGTCGCTACACAACAATCACGACTGTCTCCAGCGGTTCGTCGTACCAACTGGTCGGCGGTGGCTCACACGCTGTCAACGTGAGTCACACAGCGTTGACTCTTTACATAGGAGCAGGCACGTTCAATGGCATCGGCACGATCCGTGTCTACGGCTACAGCAACGGGTGAGGTAACAGCATGACATTCACAGCACGACAGGTGTTGACAGCTGCACAGTTGAACGACCTGTCGATTGACACGCTGACCACGAGTGGCACGGTCACGATCGGCGGGTTCAGTCTGCCAGCGGTTGACGGCTCCGCAGATCAGGTGCTCGTCACGAACGGCTCAGGCACTGTCACATGGCAAGACCAGTCAGGCGGTGGTGGTACTCCCGGTGGTAGCGACGGTCAGGTTCAGTACAACAACGGTGGAGCGTTCGGCGGTGCGTCCGGTCTCTACTATCAGGACTCAACTGGCAACGTCGGTATCGGCACAACGACACCTAGCGTGGCCTTGCATGTCAACGGAGAAGACGGGGTGAACATCCCTATGTATGTGACTTCTACCGACACCGTAGCGGGTATTGCATTGTCTGACGGAGACTCAACTTCTGCGACGAAAGTGATTATTGCGGCAGTAGGAGACGACATGCGACTCAATGCTGGCGGAGCGGAGCGTATGCGTATTGACTCCAACGGCAATGTCGGTATCGGTACAGCGTCACCATCGGTTGCTCTTGATGTTGCAGGTCAGATCAACGCTGACGGATTCATCACCATCGGGGCGTCAAGCACAACTGAAGGTGGCGAGATACGTCTTGATGGCGGTACGTCGTATTCAGCGAACTACGCTCGCATCGACCGCTACGGAAACAACCTGCTCCGTTTCATGGATCAGTCAGCGGTTCGGATGTCGCTTGACATCACCAACGGCAATCTCACCCTTAACGGAGATTTGACAGGAACGTCGAACACCAACTTCTTTGTCGGTAACGACTCCAACGAACGCATCTTGTTCCAAGAGTCAAGTAACCAACTGTTCTTCATGACGAACAATACGTATCGTGCGTACTTCACTAGTGTTGGCCACTTCGTGCCGTATGCGGACAGCAGTTACACTCTCGGAACGTCCAGTTTGCGTTGGGGCTACCTGTACGCCGACAGCGTGAACTGTGCGACGCTCATAGATGTGAACTGGGTACGGAACACGAACGGCAACTTCCTCGCACTAGAGGGAGGCGATGGGTGGGATCTCGGCAATAACGCCTCTGGTGAGTATGTGTGGGTCGCAGCAGAGAGTGGTCTGATGATCGTCTCGTCAGACGCAAACAGCACCAGCTGGGCGAACCGTAATCAGATACGCATTACACCCGAAGGCGGTATCAACGAACGCCTCCGGATTCACGGCGGTCTAGAGGTTGAAGGGCCGGACGGTGGCATGGTGATGCGCTACTGGCAAGCAAACTCTGCTTACGGCATGATCGGCACAGCGAACATGGGGAGCAACGAATACGCTTTGTTGACTGATGGGGTAAATACGTTCATCTCAGGTGGTGCTGGTGGCTCAGTTCATCTTCGAGGCGGTAACAACGATGCGACACCTCAGTTGGTTGTCAGCAATAGTGCCATCACTTGTGACAACGCTGACCTGACTATTGACCTCTCAATCAGCCAGAACGGGACTGGTGGCGTGAACAACTTTTACGCAGAATCAAAGTTCAGGTATGTGTCCACATCTAATGACTGGTCAGCACAGCCCGTGCAGGAAATATCCTCACAGGACATCGGCTACGCCACAAGGTCTTTGAACTCGGACACTCACACGGGTCAACTTCGAGCCGCCTCCACGACTTGGTATCTGCGGAACCATAACGACGGCTCGTATTGGTACTGCGCCGCCATCATCTCGAACCAGTCGTCCCGCCGTATGAAGCAGGACATCGAAACGTGGGGGCACATGAAGCCTTTGTCGTCAGCGGTGAACGCCGACTACGACACGACAGCGACCGACCTCGTTCGACAACTGCGACCCGTTTCATTCCGTTTCAATAAACAAGACCACCTTCCCCGCGACCTACCGGGCGAACGCCGCCAAGAGGCTCTCGACAGACTCAACCGAATCAGGCTCGCTCGGGGCGAGAAAATGTTTGACAGCGAAGAAGCAATCCACGAATGCGGTCGTGACTGCGACCACTCGGTCGAAGACCCGTGCGTTCTCTACCAACAATGGAACCGAGGCACCATCGGATTCATCGCCGAGGAAGTTGGCGAGGTCATTCCTGAAGCCACCGATATCGACGTTCGGCCTCGCTCCCCTACGCAAGGACAGAACACCGCAATCGACGGTCTCGCTCTCACGGCCATCCTCACCAAAGCAATGCAGGAGATTGACGCACGCCTATCTGCGTTAGAATCAGCAGCATGAGTGACGCAAAGACCATTGACCCGCAAACTGTTCTCGCTGTGTTGCAACAGCGATTCCCTCGTGAGTACGAAATCTGTTTACAGGCTGCGTACATCTCGAACCTAGAGAACTCACTCGCAGAGAAAGACAGCGACGATGCCGACGAACTTTCCGGGTAGCGCAGACTCGTTCACCAACCCGTCGTCCAGCGACTCGATGGCGACGGTGTCGCACGCAGGTCAGCACACCGACATCAACGATGCTGTCGAAGCGATCGAGACTGCCCTGCTGGATGGTGCGCCGTTACATATCGACGACGCAAACGAGCGTGTGGGTATCGGTACGACCTCACCGCAGGTGGAGTTACAGGTGGCTGGCACAGTCAAAGCCAGCGACCTCGTTGGTGATGTGACAGCAGTCTCTGTGTCAACGACGAACCTAACGGTGGATGGTGCTGGATACGGCCTCGTCACTATCTGTCGCAACTCGTTCAGCGTTCCCACCTCGACTAATACGACGATAGGATTCAGCACAGAACTCGTAGACGTAGCAGGGTGGCATCCAGCTGGCACATCAGCAAATATCACACCCGACATTGACGGCATCTATCTCATTACGGCTAACGCTCAATCTGTGGACAGCGCAAACCGTGCGCTCATCAACCTGTACGTCGCTGGCAGTATCGTTGCGTCACAGGACAACAACTCTGGCGGGTTTGACCTCTCACTAGCCATTCACTACCCAATCACCGCGGGCCAGAACGTGTCTATCGTTGCGTGGCAGAACAGCGGTAGCACAAAGACACCTACCTTCACGCTAGGCGTACACCTCATCCGCACTACCTGACGAGCGTAAGCCGAGAACGACCTATCAGCCTGATCTGTTAGCGTCTGGACTCATGTTCAAGACGACGTTTATCAAAGACGCTGTCGAGCGTGCAGTCGCCACGTTCGCTCAGACACTCGTGGCTCTCGTAGGTACTGACGCTGTCGACATCCTGTCTGTGGGTCTCGGTGACTCGCTGAAGGCTGCTGGTGTCGCTGCTGGCCTGTCACTCGTCAAGTCGTTCGCTGCTGCGAAGGGACCGATCGGTGACTCCTCTGCATCAGCTGTGAACCTGGAGAGCTGAGCGATGGCGAATCGCAAATACACAGGCTGGGACGGTGACGCATCTGGTCGTCGAGCCGGGACAGAGAAGCTGATCCAGCTGATCTCTGCTCATAGCGGTCGCAAACTCTGGAACAACGGTTCGTGGGGAGTGCGAGCCAAGCGTGGCAAGAGTAGCCCTAGCGTGCATGGCACCGGACGGGCGTTCGATCTGTCGTGGCGCAAGATGGGTGAGACTCGTGGCTCTGGACGCTACGCAGATGCACGAGCGATTATGGATCTGCTCACCACACCAGAGGTCGCAGAGGCTCTGGAGATCGAAGCCGTGTTCGACTACTGGAACGCTGACGGTCCACACGGTCGTGGATGGAAGTGTGATCGTGCAGCATGGCAGGTGTACGACAAGAAGGCGTTCTCTGGTGTTCCAGGTGATTGGATCCATGTCGAGATATCGAATCGCTGGGCTGATAGTCCTGCTGACATCGAGCGCATCTGGAACGCTGTGATTGCCGGGGAGCTTGTCGCTGCTCCAGCTCCACAGCCTGCACCAGAGCCTGCGCCACAGCCTGAGGTGGACATCCCTCAGTACACCAAGACAGTCAAGCGTGGATCTCGTGGCGATGTCGTGAGAGCAGTCCAGCAGCGTCTCGCTGATCTGGGTTATGAGAACAGCAGCGGATCCAAGCGGATTGTTGTCGACGGGCGATTCGGTCCGAATACTGAGCGCAGGGTGAAGGACTTCCAGTCTGACCATCCATGTCCTCCAGTAGATGGGATCGTCGGACCTAAGACCTGGGCTGCGCTACACGAGAAGTGATCTCACGCGCATGTGCTCATGTGGCCCGTGCGCTCTGGGTGACGCTCCTAGTCATCGCATGGATGGCTCCTGCGCCTGTGAGCGCAGCGTCCTACACGGTCACAGCAGAGTCTGACTGGTACTTCTCCATCGAGCAGGATCAGACGCTCGTCATCATCTATGGCAACAGTAACCAGTCGTGCGAAGAGGTAGCAGTTGACCCATACCTATGGCTGTATGACGACAAAGACACGCTGGTCGCATACGACGACGACGGCAACTTCAACGAGCAAGACCAGTGCGTGTCGTCGAAGATTTACACGACGCTGGATGCTGGCGACTACCGCCTCCGCGCAGGCTACTACCCTGAGCAGTTAGGGCTTGGAAACACGCCTGAGTGGGGGACTGGCGAGTATGAGCTGAAGTATGACTCGACGCTGACATCTGACGCTGCGCCAGAGCCTGCGACGACGACCAGCACTACATCGACATCGACGACAACAACGACCAGCACCACCACGACATCCACCACCACGACGACGAGCACGACCTCCACGACTACGACGACGCTGCCACCAACCACTACGACCTCCACGACCATCGCACCCACCACCAGCACCACGAGCACCACGACGACGACATGGCCTTCTACGACGACAACCACCACCTCGGTTCCTGCACCGGCACCGACAACTGTCCCTTCATCCACGACGACGACCACCGTCGCCACCACCACGACGACAGCACCACCCACGACGACGACGAGTAGCACCACGACGACGACGAGTAGCACCACGACGACGACATCTACGACAGAGCCACCACCACCTGCGACTACCGTGGTGACATCGACATCGACGCTTCCACCCACGACGACTACCTCGACCACGACGACGACGCTCCCAGCGACGACTACATCGTCATCTACGACACCGTCGTCCACCACGACGGTTGCTCCCACGACATCTCAGCCTGCGACGACTGTCCCCACGACCACAGTCCTCCTCTCCGGCATCGCTACCATCGATGAGCTGATCGCCTCACCAGAGGACATCACCACAGACGACATCATCGCTATCGCAGACACAGTCGATCTGGAAGATCTCTCACCAGCAGTCGTGCGTGAGATCGTCGACGCGGTGCAGGACGCTCCAGATGATGTACGAGAGACATTTGAGGACGAGATCAATATCTATTCGGGTCTCCTCGACGAATATGTGCCACTCGGCTCCAACGTGACGGTCGCTCAGCGTCGTACCATTGTGGTAGTAACTGCTGCTGTCGCATCGCCTGTGGCGGTCACTCCATCGAGACGACGACCCAGGTGACACATGAGACTGCTCCGCTACATCACTGAACAAGCGTGGACGCTCGCAGGCACAGGTCTCGTCCTCATCACGCTGTCTGGATCGACACGCTCAGCCGGGATCTGGATCTCTATCGCAGCGACAGCACTACATCTCGTGTCCTACTTCTTGCCAGAGGACGACGCATGACACGCACCAAGACACGAGGCGAGTGGCGTATCGTTGATGGTCGTCGTATCTGGTGGGTGACGATCCTCCCACAGGATGACGAGTCGTGATGCTCCATCTTGCGTTCCGCATCGGCGCAGTCTTTGCGTACTCCTCGATGGCGATCATCGGTGGCGCATCGATCATCGGTGGCATACCTGTCTGGAAGGCAGCGTTTCTGGCTGGTATCTCAGCCACAGCCCAGGTGATTGAGCGACTAGCTCGTGCCTACGCAGACGATGGAGTCATCACTCGTGAGGAGATCGACGAGGCATTTGGCTCACGGCTGGCAGACCACTACGACCACGAGACAGAGGTGTGATGTGGATCCGTGGTGGGTGCCTCTCGCTGTAGCGACGATCACAGGACCGATAGTGGTGCTGATGCGTCGATTCGATAGGCGCAATACAGAACAGCATGATCGAAACATGGAGGCTCTGCAGCGCATCGATAGATCTGTGGAGCATGTCGCTGGGCAGATAGATCGCATAGATGAGCGACTAGATGACCACATCGACTGGCATCTGAGAGGCGATGAGCGATCATCTCGCTCCAAGTCTGCCTAGTCGCTACTGCCCACCATGTGAGGTGATGTGGGCGCATGAGATGAGCGATGAGTGCTGGCTGTGTGGCTCTGTAGGGGAGCCTCCACCTCCTCCACAAACGACAGAGGAGCGTGCCCAGCAGACTGTGGACACGCTCCTCTCGCTCAGATAGCGATGGTGTGGGAGGTCAGAATGTGACCATCCCATCCCATGACTGCATATCTACTTGGTCGCTGATATCTGAGGCGAGGAGTTGCCACTCATACTCGTCGCCCAGCAAGATGCTGGTGAGAGCATTTATCTGCTCCAGCAGAGAGTTGCGCTCAGACACATACGATGCGACGACTGAGGATTTCTCCATGATCTGGACTTGACTGCCCAGCGTCGATGGAGAGCAGTAGTAGTGACCCATCTCTAGATCTGAGGTGATCTTGGACAGTTGCTTCTGGATTTCGCACGTTGCCTCATGTGCGTACTTGCTCTTCTTGTGGAACTCACGCACCAGTCTGAGGATCTGCTCTGCGATCTTCTTCTGTGTGTAGTCCTTGCTCTCTTTGGCGATCTCTGAGATGCGTCCAATCTGGCTCATCGTGCCACCTCCACATGCATGACAAAGCGTCCCATGAAGCCACAGTCGTTGCGAGTGACGCTGACGAGATCTGTGTCAGCGAGACCAGCGAGTGCGTTCTCCATCCACTCGACGACTATCACCTGCGAGCGACGGAACTCTGCGACCGTCTCGACCGTGGTGGTCATCTCTGTACCCTGCGATGTTTTCATTTGTATCTCCCTCTGTGATGTCAGCTCGTGCTGACACCAATCACAATAGGGACATTTGATCGATAGCGCAAGTCTAACGAGAGAAATATTTGGTTGGCGTACATCCACA